TCTCAGGGGTAAACAGCGACAGGTAAGGCCGGATGTCTTGGTCTAGCTCTTCGGCTCGTGTCTGTGCGTTGGACTCTGGCTTATCAACAAGAATCCAGACGTGCCCATAAACGGATGACCACACCTGAGCCTGCTTCATGAAACTATTCATGCTCGCGCCATCAAGGTCGGCATCTTTGACCATCGCATCGAGTGCCGGATTGCCTGCTAGCGAGTTGAACACCCGAACTGGGGGAGTGCGCCACAAGAACGAACTGTAGATGTGGACAACGTTGCGGCAGTGGTTATCAATCGGTGTCAGATTGATGCGCCGAGCGTATTCGTTCTCCGACTCGTTCTGATAGCCGGTCAGGTAGTTGCCTGCCTGATACTCCTCGCCCCCAAGGTATGAGCGCACATATAGCTCCCACCTGTTCTCATTGGCATCGTAATCCGGATGCTGAAATTCGATATTGCTGGCCACTAGCTCCACCTCACTGGTTGTTCGATCTCTCTTTGTTTCCTGATTGGGTACAGGTATTCAACCAGATACCCCAGTGCGTCATTCATGTGATCGTAGCCATCGTCCTTGTTGGGTTGGCTCGTCCCTTCTTTGTAGGTCTGTCGTTCAAGCGAAGCGATGGTCTGCTTACACTTGGGATCGACAAACAGCTTCCGAGCGCCAGTGGTAGACCGGAGCCTACTGTTAACGCTGTTGATTCTGTCTCTGATTGCGGGGTGACTGTTTCGCACCTTCACTGTGAACCCTGCGTTCTGAAGGATTGAAAGGTCTGTCCTCCCTCCCGCGCTGGTCTTTCTTTGTTTACTCGCTGGGTCTGGGTAGATCGTTATGCGTCTATCCCCATACCTCTGCCGGATCTCGTCAACCATCTCGTCGGTGTTTGAGCCGTAGATCACGATCTCGTCCACGATGCGGATTGTATCGCCATCCCTGACCGATACCGCTGCGCTCATTGGGTCGAGGTTGAAGTCCATCCCAATGTGTAGATCATCACCGATAGCACCCTTCTCGACGCTCTCCTCTCTGCTGAATGCGTAGTAAATGATGCCTTGGTAGTTAACGAACCGAGCTTCGTATTCTTGCTGAAACGTCCGCTCGTCTAGGTCATTCCGCGCTGCCTCGATCTCTGCCGCCTCAACATTGCCGCCCTCGATGGTCGTGTACTGAAAGGCTTCCCAGCCCTCCTCTGCATCCGCGCCTCGCGTCCAAATGTCGTAGAAATGGTTCCTTCCTTTCGGTGTCCCAATAAACAATGCCCTCGTGGGATTATCTACCGAGTGCCGATCAGAGAGCGATGGCCTGATAACCTCGTACCAAGCCTCTGGTCGCATGTCTGCGAACTCATCTAACACCGCAAAGTCCAGCGCCCTCCCTCTCAGGTTGTCTGGCTTCTCTGCTCCCTTGAGCGATATGGTCGAGCCGTTCTTCAGGGTTAGCGACAGCGCCGTCTCGTTGCGCTTGCTGACGTATTCCGCTGGCATAGCCTGATTGAGCATGTCCCATGCTATATCCTTGGATGCTCGGTAGGTTGGGCAAACCAGCCAGCAGTTCTTATTCTTACCAGATAGTGCTGCGCGAATAAGCTCATAGACCGAAAGATAGGTCTTACCAAAGCGTCTACCAGCGACTACAGCCCTGAAGCGTGAGTCACTGAAGAATATGTCATCCTGTGGCTTAGTTAGCCGCATCAGCCCTTTCGATAACAATTGGCGGTAGGTCTTGCGCCTCTGTCTCTGGCTGGTCGCTCTGACCTAACCAGTTCTTTCCTAGCCATACAAGCATCGTCGTATTGCCGTCCATCGCAGCCGTATATTGCTTGCGACGTAGGCTCATTCGCCCGTGGCTGGCCTTTTGCTTAAAATAATCCGAAAAACCTACGCCCTGCTCACGCTTACAAGCAGCGTTGAGAGTGTCATAGTCGACACCTAATACAGCAGCTTGCTCCTCCCCTGTGCAGTGTATAGCGCACATCTTGTCCACCTGATCCCAGTCTATTTGTGCCAATGGTCTAGCCATGTCGCGCTCCAACATATTCAAAGCTCGCCGTTAGTCTTTCTATTGAATCAGCGCCTCGCAAAACACCCTTGGACTTGGCAACTCTCGAGGGCTTTCGAGTCATTGCCCAAGTGGGGTTTTTCTGCAATCCGAGAACAAATGCGGGCGAACTGGTAACTAAGCTCATCCGATACCCTTTTTTCTTGTACGAATCAGCTATTGCATCCATGAACGTAGCTCCAACACCAATCCCTTGATAATCCGGTTTAACCACGATTCGATGAATGCGCTTCATGTCTTTAACTATGGGGTGAGGGAAATGTATTACCGAACACCAAGCAACTGATCGACCATCAATCTCGCATATGTATTTGTGAGCCGCGTTGTTATGCGAATGCGTCAAATAGTGATGCTCCATGAACTCAGCCCACTCTCTTTGATTCGCTTTTCTGATTGTTGCTTTGATTTCAGGTCGCCTAAGACACCTCCGGCTAAACTGCATATCATCGCAGTTAAACACCCAATCAGGCTCCAGCCATTCTTCGATGTCGTAATGACAACTCACGGCAACGAACTTACGCCCTTGCTTACGGATAAACTTCTGAATCGCAGAAGATCCCAGACGCGCCACCAGCCTATCAACCACCGACGTGAACTCGTCATATATAAACGGTTTGTCTGCTTCGAGAATTAACCTCGCAAGCTCTGCTCTCATTTTTTGACCATTGGACAGCACACCAAACGGCTTCAACCAATCTGGCGGCGACGAAAATCCAACCTTGGATAGCGCCTCCGTTATCTGTTTTGCGGTTAACATTTCATTGAAATCATCAACAAAACTATCTCCCGACCATTCATACCCGCTGAACAGTTCGTAATCGTTGAACATTCGTTTAGCGATGGTTGTTTTTCCCGTCCCGCTTGCTCCAACAATTAATCCAATGTTCCAGTCAACATCTTCTATCGGAATGCTTACGTCAAAAGTTTTGGTAACTACGTCCATATCGCAGTCGAACATCGACTTGATTTTATTGGCTCTAAACGTGCCACTGGTTTCCGATTCGATTACAAACTTTGAACTCGGCACTTGTACCCCTCCGAATCCAAACGATTGAAGATTTTTTCCTGCTCGGATTCGTTGCTACATTCAACGACAACAGAAAAAGACTCAGCGTAGTCGACCTCTTGCACAACATGCTCTTGTGGCTCATCGAACATCTTGGCAAGTTCTATTTCGTCCATCCCTGTCAGCGTTAAATCAATATCCAATTCTGCCAAACGCTCAATCTCTACCGCTAACAGGTCGTAATCCCACCCCCCGTTCTCGGTTAGCTTGTTATCTGCTATGACATACGCCTTGCGCTGAGCCTCAGACAAGCCTTGAAGCGTTATGGTCGGCACCAGCTTTAGGTCTAGCTTCTGCGCTGCTGCAAGCCTGCCATGACCCGCGATGATGCTGTTGTGCTCATCAATCAGGATTGGGTTGTTGAACCCGAATTCTTGAATGCTCGCCGCTACTTGCGCTACCTGCTGATCGCTGTGTGTGCGCGGGTTGTTGGCATACGGGATCAGGTCAGTCGTGGATATATATGCGACTTCTAGCATTACTTGTCTGCCTTATGGCTTGCGCCGAAGTAGAAGCTAACAACAGCGGAAACAATGCCGCCCAAGTAACCCAGAACCAGATTGATGATAGCCTCGTTCTGCTGGTATGGGCTGATCGTTACGACAGTGACATATCCGCCAAAGAACAGAAACGACAACAGCGCCAGAACCTTGGGTGTCCAATCCGCTTTGCCTGCTGCTCTGGCATTCTGAATGTCTGCCGTTTCAAGCTCGAAAATGTCAACCTCAAGCTCTGCCAAACGGGTTTTGTAGGCTAGGTCAGCCTTCTTGATCTCAGCCAGTTGTTCCGGTGAGGCTTCGCTGAGAGCTTTCTGAACGGCTTGTGGCTCTGCCGGTACCCCTAGTACCTGTGCCAGTATTTTCCCCGCTCCGGCCCCTACTGGGCCTCCTATGGCGCTTCCTATGGTCGGTGCTACTGCGCCCACTAATCCCTTGATCGCGTCCCACTTCATATCTCAGCCCTCACACCCGTCACTTTCAGGGTCATTCGTTCTTCGTGTCCGTTGAATATGTCCATCAGCGCGGCCAGCGTCTTCTTGGAATTGTAGACAGCAGGCTCTAGCGCATCTGAGACGAACCGATCACCAACGCCGATACATCCCTCGATGTCGTGGGGGAAGTTTGCAACGTGGATCAGGATATAGCTGCGATCTGGCACATCCATCAACTGAATCACATCTTGGAACCGCGTCCCGCTAAATGGTTGGCAGGCATACGTTCCCTCTGGGATGCAAGACACGTTTGGCTCGTTGTTTTTCCAAGGTCGTTCAATGGTGAAGCATGACCAGTCGCCTATGCTTAACTTTCCAAGCGTCCCACTGTCTAGGTATGCAAATCGTTGCAATAAAGCCATTTGCGATCCTTGTTTTGAGGCTGATTCTGTGCTAGTTGGCGATTATACCCAACTTTTTTACAAAAAAGGCAACTTTTTCGCTCTCCCCCCTGTTGTATGTGTAAACCTTTGGTGTACAATTATCCCATCAACAACGAGGAATGGACATGACTATTAAATCAAAGCGCGGCCCTAACGTGACACCCGACGAACACAAGCTGGTCGTTAAGTTTGCCAAGCAGTGCCTGAAAGAAATCTGCAAAAAGCAGTATGAGATCGAGTATCAAGGCAAGCCTGTCGTGTATGCCGAGGCTATCAAGCGGCTTCAGGTACGGACAAAGTATCGCAGTCAGAGAAGCTACGGCTGCGAGATTTACATCTGCATCGACATGGGTGAATACCGCCGATGCTTAACCTCGTTCAATGAATACCGCTCGTTTGCCGACGACTCAGTGATCGGCACTATCAAAGACTGCGATGACCGTGAGCTGCTGCTGAAGTGTTTGGTCGCTCACGAGATTTCGCATCACATCCAAATGAGGTACGGGCTGTACACCCGCTACCTCAGGAATACGTTCCACAAGCCGCATGGCGATGGATTCAAGACGATCTACCGTGAGCTACGGCGCACGTTGATCAATCCATACATCGAGAGCAACAAGTCAGAGGCCGCGTAAGCGGCCCAAGGGGATCACATGAACAGACAGCAATGGGAAAAAGCCTACCACTTGGCTCGACTCTCGACGTGCATTGAGTCGAAGGTAAACGCGGAGCAGTCAGCGGAAGTCAAAGCATTCAATCAACTGCATCAGATGATTCAGTCTGGCTTTTTGGCTCGTAAAGACTTCAGGGCTGCCTCCAACTGCGTTCACTCATATCGCTACTCAGGCGACAGACTTGAGCAGGTCAAACAACGGCGCAGAGCCTTGAAAAGAAAATTTATTTGCGTATAGCTAGGAACACAAAATCAATGAAACTACGTTACCCACTCGCCCTTTTGCTGGTTGTTCTGATCTCTTGTGTATCAGAAACAGACTATCAGGACGCGCTGCACGAAGAAGCCATCTACATCCAATCGGTCTGTGATGGTGTCCACGGGGACTATCTCAACTTGGAGCCTGCCTGTGCGGGTTCTTGATCTATTCTCTGGGATCGGCGGGTTCTCTTTGGGCCTAGAATCAGCAGGCATGGAAACTGTGGCTTTCTGCGAGCAGAATAAATTCTGCCAAAAGATATTGGCCCAGCATTGGCCCGCCCTCCCCATTCATTCAGACATCACGGAGTTAAACGGATATGAGTACAGAGGATCAGTTGAGCTTGTTTGCGGGGGATTCCCTTGTCAGCCATTCAGTGTCGCCGGGAAGCAACTCGGCGCAGAAGATGACCGAGCACTCTGGCCGGAAATGCTGCGAGTCATACGCGAAGTGGCTCCCAGATGGGTCATTGGCGAGAATGTTTCTGGAATCATCCCGATGGAACTCGACAAGGTGCTATCTGACTTGGAAGGGGAAGGCTACACCTGCTGGACGTTTGTACTTCCAGCTTGTGCCATCGACGCCCACCACCGACGGGATCGAGTCTGGGTTGTTGCACACTCCGACAGCAACAGCAAACCAGATGTCTCCCTCAATGCAGAAACACCACGGCAGTTGGTGGCCGACTCCAAACGCGGGTCTGGGCGAAAGGGGGTCATCGGTAAATATGGCGATCAAAGCGATGAAAGGGGAGAAGCGACCCAGCGGCGCAAGCATCCAGAAGGATTTGGGGTCAATGGTGAAGCTGTATCCCACGCCCACGGCTCACAACAGCAAAGAGGGGGCGTATCCATCGGAATACAATCGGAACACTCCAACCCTGACATCAGTGGCGACACAAGAGGACAACAAACCGCCCCAATCTGGCTCCCTGAACCCAACGTGGGTAGAGTGGCTAATGGGATTCCCAATCGGTCACACAGACTTAAAGCCCTCGGAAACGCCGTAGTTCCACCCTTAGTTGCAGAGATTGGCCGTATCGTTATGGAGTTTGACCAGCGGCCTTGCTAACCAGCCAGACGTTCTCTCTTGCCTGATCCTCTGGTTTCTCTGCTGGGGGATTGGGTTCTGGGCCTTCCTCGTACAGATCAGAGATGATTATCGTGATTTGCGAGTTGTTGTCCATGTCTTCAATCACTATTGTCGGCACCAAACCTCTCCTCGATGAAGCGTTCACGTTGCACGAGTGTAGCAAGATCCCGACAGGCTTCCTCAAGAACTTGGATGTCTTTTGTGACCCCGTATTCAGTGACTAGCTGCACCACCCTCCCGCTCAGGTAGTTCAGTTGGTTTGCGATGATGTACTCGGTCGCGTCGATCTCTTTCATCATTCAAAGTCTACCCGATGAATCTCCCCACGCCACTCGTATTCACCAGCTTCGTGTCGGCCATGAACCCTCACGAACTCAGGCTGCAACAGGAAATTGTTCTTGATTGACAGCACCGCGAATCCTGAAGACCAGTTCTTTGGCGAGTCCTCTGCGTAATCAAACGTGGGTTGGTTAGGTTCTGCCATCGTTCCCAGTTGAATGCCTAGCCTCGTGCCAGTGTAGTCGCTGAATGGCTTGGCTTCTTGGTGATGGGTGTGGCCTGAAACAGTATGCGTTCCAGACATCAGCGTGGTTCTGTGGCCC